TGGCCAAGCGGCCACAAGAAGCCAAGACTCTAATGTTTCTCCAGTACCATCATACAATTCTAAATAAGCATCTTTTTTGAAACCATCTGCTGATGCATTCCACTGCTCTGTGCCCGTGTCATAAATTTGATTAATCCAACCAAGAACTGGGTTGCTATTCTTTTTAAGGTCATAAAGAGTCAATGTAATCGGCTTCCACTCGGGTTTGCCGGGATAATAAATAGTCTCATTCAAATGCTCCATTGAAAGCTCTTTGAAGGAAACAGATGGCCTAGAAGCCTTTTGAGGAGGCAAAGCATTAATTCCTTGTGCGCTTATGTTATCGATTTTAAGCAGCCATCTATTTTTTCTTTTGAAACATCCATCAGCTTGCGATAAACCAAAATCGTCAAACCAACCCATTTGTTGAGCCATTAAAACCCCAATAAATAAAAAAGGCCTCGTACTTTATATACGAGGCCCAAAATCGAAATTTTAGTTTTATATTTAGGCGTTGCAACCGATCTTGCTTGGAACTGGTCTGTTGATTCCGCAAGATGGTGTGTATCTAGCTTCGCTAAATCTGAGAGTCAACTCAAGACTTGCTTCTTCGGAGCTACTATAGTCGAGGTCGCCAAAGTTAACAGCGGTTGGCCACATGTTCTTTAATTCCCATGTTTCCATAGTCGCACCAGTACCATCGTACATACTCAATGTGCCAACAGCAGCCCAACCACCTTCTGCTCCGTCATTGCCTCTTCGTGATGTCTGCGAAAGGCTATTAGGGTCGGTGAAGTTGTAAACGGATGCAAGCCAGTTCCACAGAGTCTGCATACCACCAGCGCCAGCACCACCGATATCATAGTAGGTCACGGTGATAGATTCCCAACTACCTTTGCCGGGAATCCACATCTTGCCGTGAAGATAGTTAATTTCAGTTTCCTCAATCGTAAGATTGGGGCGGCTTGCAACTTTCACGAATGCACTGGGAACAATTTGGTTGTTCCATTGAACATCAAATGTCCATCTGTACTTGCGCTTGAAAACAATCGCTGGCCCGCCGATTTTATCAAGGCCCATATTTCCACCAATTATAGCCATCTTATTCTCCTTGTAAAAATTATTTCAACTTAGAATGTTTCGGCTCCTGCTGCGAAGCTGCCAGTTCTATGGATTGAAAACTCAATAAACATAAATTCAGCGGCACGGGTTGGTTGAATACCAATTCTTGCACGGAATTCATTTCGGTCAACGACATCCGGCGTGTTCAATTCGGCATCGGCCTTAATGATATAAGCAGTTAGGCCACGACCAACTTGAACATTTTTCAAGATATTGTCGGCCAAAGACACGAACCTTGAGCGGAAAACTTCATCATTTGGATCAAACAGCAAAGCACGGCTTGCGGTACGAATTGCCTTCTCGATGTAAAACATGAGACGACGAACATTCACTCGGTCCAGAGCAGTCGGCATACGCTGCAAAGTCTTCTGTCCGAAGACCACGAAACCATTCACATCAGCGAACTGAACGATTGGGTTCACGCAGTTGCGATTGCCGTACATAAGGTCACGCTCTTCCAAAGTTGGACGATTGTAGACATCGGTAATATTGGGGACAATACCACGGGTCAAACCGGCTGGGGCAAACCAAGGAGCGCCAAGAAAATCGCTACGAGCGATAACAGCCATGATGGAGCCACTAGGAGGACACCAAACATCAACCTTGTTGTAGGAGTCATAAATCTTAACCCATGGCCAGTAAAGTGCGCCAAAGTCGCTATCAAAGCGAACATTGTTAAGAGGATGTGCGCCGTTCTGCCACGATACAACTTCTTTCACAGTCAAGCCGAATGGTGCGTCGATAATTGCTAGGCAATCCTGACGATAATCACGGCAGAAAGCGAGAAGTTCCTGAACGACTGCTGTGCTTGAGTGACCGGGAACAGCGATAAGGTCGATGTTAACCTGTTCTGGTTCGCTCAAGGTATAGATGCCTGTGAAGCCAACAGGGCTTCCCATCAGGAGAACATCTTGTTGATCTGGGTCAGCGGGGATACCATCTGATCCACCTGTCAAGGTGTAGGTGCCATCTGCGGGAGCGGCTGCAATTGCAGTGTCGTCCAATACTCTGATATAATCGCTTACTAGAGCAAGATAGGTTTCAACATAGAAGCGGCTTGCATCATCCTTGGTAAGGCCTCCCCATGATTCAACTTGCACAGAATTGGTATAAATCTCAACTGTGAAATTGTTGTCATAGATATCGTTTTTAATTACAACCTGAGTGTCATTCCCATCGATACCGGGAGAATCAGCGTTGATGGTGAATGTTACATCGCCACCTGTATTTGCGCCACCAGTTACCAAACCCAAAGTTTCAATATCAATTGCGCCACTTTCGCCGGAAGGAGTTGTTCCTGACTTGGTGGTGGTGCTGAGGCCGAAAGCAGAAACGCTTGCTGGCTTAATGTAGAGTCGAGAATCGGCACCGTGAGCATTTGTAACAAATCTCAAAGAGAATCCTGAAGCAACTGCTGTCCAACCACCGGGTAGTGTACCGCCGTTTTCAGCTTTCTGATCGTTGATATCAGTCACGATGTCACCGATAGTTGAATAGTTTGCGCCAGCAGCGAAAGTGATTGTCTGAACAACCTGATCAATCAGAATGTTGTCAGTACCGTCAATCACGATCTCGATAACAGGATCTGTGAATCCTGATAGATCGTAGTGTCCAGAAGCGGTATAGCCGTTTGCTGGATAACGATCTGCTGATCCGGTCACAGAGGCACGGGTCATACCAGTGCCCAAACCAGTTGGGTTGTCACGAATTGATAAGCCGTCAGAAACAGTGCCACCGTAGATGGCGTTTTGAATTGACACAAATTCCAAGCTGGCATCTGGACCATAGGCCCAAACGGTTTGAACAGCGATTGTATTGGTGTCGCTCTCGTAGAATTCAATTCCGTCAAATTGCGTATCAATTTGATTGTTCAACTCGGAAACCAATTCAGTCACAGAGTAAATTCCTGCCAAAACAACAAGAGTCTTATCTGAGAGAGAACCGTTGAGTTTCCAGCGGAAGAAGCTGTCTTCATCAAAAGTGTATGGGCCAGCAGTGTCAGATATAATTTCGATAATTGTACCAGCAGCAGGTACATCAACACTAGCGGTGAGAGCTTGCTCATCGCTTACTGGATCTGTATCAGCAACACGAACCACATAAAGGGTATTGGAAACCAAAAGATACTGGTCTGCTGCATAAAGAAGAAATGGATCGCTGGTATCAGGATGAGGATTGCCAAATATAGTGTGCAATTGGCGAGAGGTACTAACAGAAATGGGAAGGTTGATTGGACCCTTAGAGGCGAAACCAACCAAACCAGCAACATGTGTAGATTGCTCAGGCGCAATGAAGCTCAGGTCTTTTTCTGCAATTCTAACGCTTGGGCTGATAGTGTTAGATGGTGGAAAACCTTTAAGAATTGCCATAGTCTTATTCTCCCTTTCGTAACTTGTTTGTTATATGCCTTATGGAAATCAATCCATCTTTTTCTGCTCTATCTATATATGGTGTTGATCTTTCATCTTCCAAAACTAAAACATTTTTTCCTGCACCAACGCCGGGAAGGTTTAATGTAGTGAAAGATTTAATGGCTCTCCTAGACCTAATGATCAATTGCACAGGATGCCTTTTCTTATTCGTTATTTCTAGCATTCTAATTCCTTTACTGACTGTTCAATTCTCGCCAAAACTTCTGTTACAGTTTCATCTGTCAATCCGTCAACAAAATCAACTTTAGCACTCAGAACAGCCTTCTTGCGTTCGATTGGTTGTGGTATATATGTTTGTGCCGTCATATTAAATTCATATTTTATTACTCTAATTTGCTGATCTCCCGGCTCATTGTTCAGGTTGTTGGCAACAGAGTCTAATTTGACAATCACTTCCCATGGTACACCAGTCACTCTTATATATGCGACTTGGCTAAATTTTGTCATTATTTGCTCTACTATTTGGTTCATGTCTTCTCTATACAGTGTCCAAGCAGTTACGGTGTACCCCATATTGACAGGAATACCCCTCGCAAATCCAAAAATTGTATCTTTTTTGTATCTTTCGCTCTGTGTTAT